TACTTACTGCTGAAGTTTCAGGGTTTATTATTAACATTATATTTATCCTTATTTAACCTGAGATGAACCAAAATAAAAACCTACAAGAGCTAACATTGTTTGTCTTACCTCAGGTAATAGAACGTATCCATTTAACTCTATCCAACCATTTCCTTTAGAGAACATATCTCCAAAAAGAAATCCTACTATTCCTCCAGCTCTATTAGCTTCTATAGTTACTGGTTCATTAAAGAAAGCTAGTATAAAAGGAGCAAAGATTACTGCAAATAATGTACATAAAGCTATAGTTCTTCTTACTATAACTCCTGCATTACCAGTTCTAGCTGCTGCTCTATCAGCAGAATCGTCTGCTATACCTTGTTTTTTTAACATTCCTTCTAATTGTTGTGCTTGTGATTGCATTTGTGCTGCTATAAGTTTCATTACAAAGCCACTTAATGACCCTCCTAGCATTGCTATTAATTCCATACTCATATAAGAACTCCGTCTCCTGTTGTTTTATTTCCAATTAATACTGTCGTTCCTCTAGATTCTAATTCCGTTTTTGCTGTATTAGCAGCAGTATTTAAAGTATTTCCTCCATTAGCTTGGTCGCTTAAATTAACAGTAGTTAAACTATAATTACCTGCTATTGAGTCTTGATTAACACAAGCTTCTAATATTGTTTGACATGCAGTTTGGTCAAAACCATTCATATTTAAATGTAGTTGTTCTAAAGTATCAGGGATTTGAAATCCTGAAGCTACTGCAGTTAGTCCTGTATATCCTGTTGTTCCAAGGTCAAATCTAGTAGTAGCTATACTATGCCTAGTTAATAACTTTCCTCTCCAACTACTAGCTCCTTCAAAACCTCCCCAAATATTACCTTCTAATCTAAGAGTCTTTAAAGAAGTAAGATAATTTATATCAAAAAGAGTTCCTTTTATTCCTGAGTTACTTAAATTTATATTAGTTAAACTAGTATAATTAGGTATAGTAGAAGGAAGTTCTATATTATAAAAATCGTTACGAGTACAACTTAATTTTTCTATTGTATTATTACCTGTAGAATCCATAAAAGTAGTAAGAAAGTTAAGAGTATCTAATTTACTATATTGAATTTGACATTCTGTTAAAGAAGTAAAATCAGTAAAATTTAATTCTCCTCCTACTTCATCAACTCCATCATTAGTAGCATTATAACTAAATTTAGTTATTTTATCTATATTACCAAAATGTACTTTGTGCATTATCTATACCTCGCAGTTTTCTTAGCTATTTTTTTAGGTTGTTTAACGTGTTGTTTGCCTTTTTTATTACCAGTTGCTTTAGCTTTATTAGTAGCTCTACGTTCAGCTATAGTTAAAGACTTCCAAGCTGCATCAGGTAAGTATCTTTTTTTTCCTTTACTTGGTTTACCATCAGATGTTCTCCACTTTTGTTTAGTCCATTTACTTAAAGACTTTTGTGATTTAGCTTTAGCCACGATAGCCACCACCTTTAGCTTTATATTCTCTAGCTAACATCTGAGCTTTTCTAGCAGACCATTGACCAGGCTTTCCACCTTTAGAACCTGCTTTAATTTTATTAAAAAGATTTTTTCTCATAGTAGGTTTAGTATAATTACCAGCTTCATTTACTCTACTTTTTGATTTTGCCATCAATTTCCTCCAATCTTTTTTCTATAAATTCTATTTTCATATTTTGTTCTACATCTAGTGGTAGTATACCATCAGATTCCCATTCATCAATCCAAATTTCATTAGCACTTATATCATCTAGCATTCTAACTTGTTCATGTTCTAATAACATAATACGTTCATCTATATGGAAATATCCTATAACTGCTACTGCTACTCCTCCTATAATAGATAATAAATTTCTTAAAGGTATAGTTATATCAGTACCTTCTCCTATTTTAAAATCTGTATCATTTCTTGACATTTTTTTTAATTCCTGTTATTAAATAAATTATTGTACATAAAGCTACTAATGCACTAAGTATTTCATTTACTTGTTGTAACCCTATACTAGATATAAAACCCATAGTTCCTACTGTTGTTCTTTCAATTATTTCATTCATGTTCCTTTGACCAATCTGAGAAACTCTGAGTCTTCTCTGTTAATTTCTTTTACTAAAGCACTATGAATAGTACCTTCTTTAACTTCACAAGTTATGTCATTGTCTTTTAAGAACTTAATAACTGCACTTAAAAACGAAGGAGGAAGTACATAAGTATCGTCTTCCCTAGCTTTTTGAAGTTCTCTAGCCATATAATCAGCAGTTTCACAATGTAATTCTTGTAACATTCTTTCTAAGTTATTCATCTCTAAACTCTCTTTCTAATGCTTGTGCATTAAAACCCCATGAAGTTCTTATTTTCTTTAAATAAGGAACTGCATCTTTAGATTTTATTCCACTATTTCTTAATATATTTTCTATAATATCTAGATTTTTATTTTCCCACTCTTTATAATAATTAGGAATTTCTCCAGAAGCTATTTTTTTATTTACTTGTACTCTTATTCTTTTCCAATAATCATTATGAGCAGAAGTATAGTATTTACGTTTAGCTTCTCTAGTAAAAAGTTTTTTATATTCAGGAGATTTTAATTTAGAGTTCATAAACATTCCGTAAGTTATGTTTGTTTTTTTATTGTTTCTACTTGACCTATAAGGAATACCTTTTAATCCTTCATCTGAAATTACGTCCCACAATTCTCTAGGTAATTCTACTTTAGGAGGAGTAATACCTAAAATTTCAAAACCTTTTAAAGGTAATTTTTTAGGAATCTTTGGTTTTAAATCACTTCTAGGCATGTTTATATTCATGGCTTCTTTAGCCCAAAAGTCAGTAGTATTAATATCTCTATAAACACCTTTTAAAGGATTCATTCCTCCTTTTACAAGAGAACCATCAGCATTTCTAGCTCTTAGTCTAGGTTCTACTACTCCTCTTTTTTCTAACATTTTTCTTAATGATGTTTGGTTAGCATTAAAGCTATCTGCCCCACCCCAATATTCATTAAATAGTTTAAAAGTAGTATCTTCATCATCAGATTTTTCATAATTACCTTCATCAAATTGTAAAAATACATCTGCTATACCCATTCCTGTTATATTAGGAGTAAAGTTCCATAACACACTAGGATTTATTTCTCTACTTGTTTGTTCGTTTGTCCCTGGTTTACTGCCTATTCTATGTTCTAGTTGTAAAAGACTTCTTACATTTTTCCAAGCCAATTGATTCAATGTACTTCTAGCTAATTCTGCATACTTTGGAAATTCTTTTTCATATTTTTCATAAGCCTTTAACTCTTCTTCATTCATATAAGGTTTAGCTAAATCAAATTTTTCATATTCTTCTAAAGTATAAAACCATTGAGCATAATAATCTATAATGCCTGCTACTTTAGGGTTAGTAGCTTGTAAATTAATTTCTTGGTCATCTATAATTAAATAACCTTTATTCATTTCAACATCATAAGTAAGAACACCTTCATCATTAAGCATTTTCATAGCAGTTCCTAAAGTAACTGCAGTTCCTACTTTAGCCCAAGTTATACTTTTATCATATGTACTTGCTGTGCTCTTAGGATTTAATTGTTTTAATACATCAACAGCAGGCATCATTAAGTCCCAAGTAGCTGCTTCTATATTAGCAGCAGTTCTTACAAATGCTCCACCTCCTGCTAACGCAGCAGCAGTAGGAGAAGTTCTATTAGCTTTATCTAATTTAGCTAAAATATATTTAATAACATAAGCTCTATCTACTCTATCTAAAGGTGTTTTAAGAGTTAACCTAGATATACCATCTTCAGAGTAAGTCATAGCGTCACTAAAGTGAGTTAGAAAAGTTTTTCTCATTTCAGGATTTCTTATTTTATCGAATACTAAATCATAAAAATCTGATAGTGATTTTTGAGTTTGTTCTCCAAGTAAACCTTTTTCAATAGTTTCTTGAGTTTTAGCTAATAAAAGTGCCAAATCACCTTCAGGTAATAAAAATCCTTTTTTATCTCTAAATACTTGTTCTATTTCACTAAACATTCTTTGGGTAGCTTGTCTAGAATATTGTGGTATATGACTAGTTTCTGATATAGCATCTCCTATCAAAGGTATAAGTCTTTCTTTAAACTGAGCAAGTTCAGTTAAATCATTCCATATTTTTTGTACAGGTTCTCCAGAGTCTAAGATAGCTACTAAATCTTCTAACATTACTTCAAGAGTAATTTCTAAATGGTCTCCTCTATTAACAGGCTCTACACTATCTAAAGGTCTTCCAAGTTTTCTATTTAATTTTTCTTGTACTTTTTTAGCTAGAGTTTTAGACCATTGTTTAAACTTTTTATTCATAGGACTATTTATAAGAGCTTCTTGATTTTTACGAGTTAATATATAATCAAAAGCTAAAGGATTTGTTTGTCCCTCAGCATAATATTTTTGTGTTTTTATTACGCTAATATTTTGCCAAGCATGAGCAAATGAAGTTACTACTCCTTCTTTAGCTAAAACATCTCTATTAACATTTCTATTTTTAGGGTTAGTTAATTTTCTCAGACCCATCATTAAACCTCTCCAGTTTTCTGTAAGTCTTAAATTAGAAGTTTGTTCTTCAATAGGAGCTTTTCTTAATACAGAAGACCAAAAATTATAGTTCCTATCAAGTATACCTTTTGTTCCTGCATATAAAGGTTCTACAACCCTATTAAATATACGACCTAAGTAAGCAGCTCTTAACATTACCCAAGGCATAATTTGACCTAGTCTTACTACTTGGTTATCTGAATATTTACTAGGTATACCACCAGTAAATTTAGTAGATAAAGCTTCTAGTTCGTCTATAGCTTTTCCTATTTCTTTATTATATTCAGAAGGAAGACCAAGAAGTTTTCCATTATCATCTACTTTAAGTTTTTTAACTTCTAACATTCTAGTAAATAAATCAGATAGTTGTTGTCCATATTCTTCAGGTGATTTTGCAGCATCAATTATTTTTTCATTTGCTCCTCCTTTTATTTTAGGAGATATTTTTTCTGCGGGAATACTTAACGATTTTAATAGTCCTCCTGTTAAACCTTGAATATCAAGATATTTATTAAATACTTTTTCAAAGTTTTCCATAGCTTCAGGATTTGTGTAAAGAAAGTTAACTATGTCTTCTTCATTCATTTTACCAGTTTGTAACATTTGTTGTAAAACTGTAATATTTCTTTCTAACTCTTGAGCTATAGCAGCTCTTATTGCATTAATCCTAGCTGTTTTAAGTTTTCTAGCTTTTCTACCAGAACCTGATTTCATTCCTTCAGTTTTCTTAATTAGTGCATCTAAGCCTTCAAAGTTTAAACCTGCAAATCCTCCTTGATTATTTCTTTTAATAATATTGTATTCTACTAATTCTAATTGTGCAGCTTCAATTATTTCATCATGAGAAACACTTTTACTATTCTTACCAGATAGCCACATTTTAACCCAATCATCTTTCATATTAGGGTCTAAGTTATTATAGCCATTAACTTTAGTATTCCAAATAGCTCTAGCTTTTTTAAGCTCTTTCATATCCCAATCTGAAAAATTAATTTTCTTTTTACCTACTCCTTCTGTAGGCATTTTTGATTGTATTAATTCTAAAAAGTATTCATTTTCTTTAACATATTGAGTTATTGCTGAAGTATCTGCATCTTGTAACATTGCAGCTAATTTTCTAGCTGATTGTTCTGAAGCTCCTATTAACTGATGAACTTCTTCAGTAGCATTTAAAAAGTCTTGTAACATTGCTAAATCTTTTTTATTAGTAGTTTTACCTGCAAGACCTGAAAGTTCATCTTCAGCTACATCTCTAGCCATTCTAAATATTTGAATATCTCTAGCAGTTAAAGAATCTATTAGTTTAGTATTACCTTTACCAAAAGCATTGTTAACTTTTTTTATAACATTTAAACCATTTTTCTTATCTAGTAGTTTAGTCATACCTTTACTTACTACTCCTACAAATGCTAGTTCTATAGCAGTATCTCTACTAGCTTCTTCCCAAGTATAAGGAGTAATAGCAGCAGCACTACCTCTAACAGGAGTAGCTCCTGCAAGTGTAAAAGCTAAATTATTAACTACTTTATTTTCTCCATATTTTTTACCAAAAGGAGTTTTTAAATAAGCATCTTTCATGGTTTTTGCTCTAGACCATTTTCCTACTTTAAATATTTTTCTACCTATTTTAGCTACTGCACCTGCACCTTTTACACTTAAGTTTCCTGCAGTAGCAAGACCTTTAGAACCAATACCAAATTCTAAAAGTATTTCAGTACCTAAAGGTGCAAATAAATCCCAACCTCTAGCTTGATAAAAAGTTTGATAAGTTTCAGGGTCAACAGTTGAATTAAAACGCATAGTATTAAAAGCTAATAAGTAAGTAGGGTCTTCAGTTGCAAAAATTATATCGTCTATATTTAAGATATTTTTTATATCTCCATTAAGAATAATTCTTTTATTTACAGCTTCTTTATAATCTACTGCTCCTATTATATCATCTGCATATAATGTTAAAGCTTTTTGGTCTCTGTTTGTTAATATTTGAGCATTAGCAGGATTAAAATATTTGTCTTTTTTACTTCTTAAATTATATTTAACTTCTCCAGTTTCTGGGTCTACTTCAGCTACTCCTGCTAACATTTGTTCTGATTGATTTAAAAAACTAAAATTAGAAAGATTTGTACCAACACCAGATTCAGACCCTACTGATTTAGTAACTATACTATCTATTACTTCGTCTGTCATATATTTAGCAAAGTGTTCTTGGAATTTATATTGTAGTAAATCTTCTTTTTCTTTTTTTAATTCTAAATCTGTTTCATTTTCTATTTCAATAGCTTCTAATCTAATTGAATCCCAACTATCTTTTTGTTCTTGACTAACAGGAAATATTTCATTTATTCTACTAATTCCTATAGCTGCATTTTTTCTATGCATTTGTTTATTTACTATAGGAGTTCTACCTAAACCTAAAGCAAAGTAACCATCATCAGGAGCTAAAGCATAAGACTTCACAGCTCTAGTTTTAGTAGGAGCAGTTACTTCTTCTACTTTATTAGTTGTTATTGTTTCATCATTCAAACTCATCTATTATCTCCTGCTCTCCAAATAAAGGTAAATAAAATTCAGCATGCCTAACTCTTTCTTCAATGTTAGGTTCACCTGCTCTAAAAAATCTATCTTCTAATTCAATAGTAGCAGCTCTTACATCTTTTGAATTAAAAGATTCTATTATTGCATCTCTGTTTCCTTGTCCGAAAGTTCTTCCAAGTTTTCTTGATTCAAACTCTGAGTTAGGTTCTAAAAAAGGTTTATTAACATAATGTTTAGGTTCGTAGATAAGAGAATTTAAATAAGTAAATTGATTTTTTATATCGTAGACATCTCCTTTTAAGACTTCAGTAACCCATCTATTATAATTTCTAAAATGATAACCACTAGAATCTTCTCCTTGTTCTAATTGTAAAACATACTGAGCTCCTCCTGGCAGAGGTTTTTTATTTTTTCCATACTGTACAGTATTACCTAGAAAAGCTGCTCCTGCTTCTTGTCTTATATTCCCCATTATAGCTGCTCTTCCTTCAGAAGTAGTAGTAGGAAAAAACTCTTTTATTAGTTTAGCTATTTCTTTTTCTCTTTTAGTAAATAGTCTTTTTTCAGTAAGTGTTTCTTTAACTAGAGATTGTTGTTTAAAAAATAATTCTTGACCTACTTGTATCTTATTAGGGTCTTTAATATTATTAAATTTAATTAAATCGTTTAAAGGTACTTTGTTATTAATTGCTATGCGACCTAAAATATCGCCTTCTTTAACAATATAACTTTCCATTTAATCCTCCATATTAACTGTAATTGCATCTCTAAAGGCTTGTTCAAATTCTTTAAATGGTTGTTCGCCTTCCCACTCTTTAAACAACATAAATAAACCATTAACAGGACTAACTTTATTATCTATTATATCACTCCAAGTTTTAAATCCATGTTCTCCAGCAAAGTCTGTAGGATTTAAAAGAAAAGCTTCTTCTAATAAAGCCATTACTTTTTCTCCTTCTTGTCCTAAAGTAAGTACCATTTCAGATGCAGCACCTACTGCTCCTAAAGAACTTGAACCTTTAATACTTATAGCTTTTCTAACATAACTTCTAATTGCACTTATATCTTTAGCTAAAGTAGAAGGATTTTCTAAAAAGGATTTTCTATCTGCAATACTAAATCCATAAGGATTATTTGTAATAAGAGCTACTAAAGAATCATTATTACCTGCTCGTCTAAACTCTCTAGCTTTTAATAGTAATGGTTGAGAAGTAGCTGAAGGCATGCCTTGTAATTTTAACTTTTCAATAGCTTTTCTTTGATATTCTAAGTCTTGAAGATAATTTTCATCTCTTCTATTTCCCATTTTTCTTTCAATTAAAGACTTTTGAAACAAATCATCTAAAGCTTCTTGTTTAGCAGCTTCAAATTTAACTGCAATTCCCTCAAGAGTTGTTGCATTAGAACCTTCTACTTCTCCAAGTTCTTCATTATAAGCTATTACATAATCCATTATACCAGTTTTGTTATCGTTATTCATGTAGTTATTATAATTAGAAACTAAATTATTTATTCCTTCTGCTTGTCTAGCTCCTCTACCTTCTTCGTAAGCAGTTAGCATTTCTCCTAATTTTTCTTCTAAAGGATATAAAACATCGTAGCGTTGTTTATCCTCATTTGTCATTTGATTTCCTAATTCTATTACTACGTCTTCAAGCATGTCCATTTTACCATCAATTTCTTCAGGTGTTAACTTAGGATTTCTAAACCAACCTGGAATTGTTTCTTTTATTTGATAGTCTAACCAACCAGTAATTTGTTCTGCATCTTTATTTGTTGTTCCATATATAGTAGTAGAATTTTTTATAATTGCGTTATTTTCAGAAGCAAGTTGCAATGCTATATTATTTGCTTTTGTAGTAGGGTCTGTAGCAGGTTCAAAATTTTCATTTACTTTTACCTGCTCTGCATTATAATTAAATATAATTTTATCAAGAGTACGATTATTTTGTAACCAACTAGTAGTATCTTCTTCTTTTATGTTATCTAAAGTAGCATCATTATATTCTGCTAAAGCAACTCTTCTTTTTTCATTTATATAAGTACTTAAAGGGTTAACAACAAGAGTTAAATGACTAGTGTGTGAACCGTTATGAAAAGCTTCAGCCATTATATTAGTCATCATAACATCAACAGAGTTTTTCTTATCAGCGTTGAGATAACCCCATTCTAGTCCATCTTTTACTAACTTTTGTTGGTAGGCAGCTAATCTTCTATCAACTTCTAATTTTGCTTTAGTTAATGTTCTTGCTCCTAAGCCTTTTTGATAAGCTTCCCAACTTGCTTCTTGTTCTTCTTTAGGTAATTTTTTCCATTCTTCAGGTATATCTTCATAAATATTTATACCTTCAAGTATATCTATGCCTTTTGATAACTGTTCTCCATAGATTTCTGCAAAGTTTTCAGCACCTATATCTTCTAAAGTATCTTCATATTCTTTTTGACTTTTTATTTTTAAATTATATTGTTCTTTAGCGAAAGAAAGATTTGCTTTAGCTTCTTGATTTTGTATTGAAGTAACAGTTTGTCCTAAATCACCAAGTCCACTAAAAAAATTAGATAAAGATTCTGCTAATTGTGAGCCTTTACTATCAAAAGCTTTAGGGTCTACTATAGCTTTATTTGGATTTTGTATTTCAAATTGTTTTTCTATCATAATTAATCCTACATTAAACTTTCATAATAATTTTTTTGTGCCGTAGCTGCGGCTGCTTGGTCTATATTAGTTGATATTTGTAAGCCTTGAGTATATCCACCTATACCTGCAGTAACAGCATCTACTGCCATTGAAGTACCACTTTTAAATTTTTCATTTAAATTAGATTTAATTTCAGCTATATTAGAGTCGTAGTTTCCTTTATTAATATCAAATTGGTTTTGTATTTGTCTTATTTTATTTTGTTTAGTACCTTGTATAGCTGCTTTATTTACTCCCCCTTGAGCTACTACTGATTGATATATTTTACTAGCAGATTGTCCTGCTACTATATTACCTCCACCTATTGCTGATAAAATAGCTCCTTCTTCTTTAGCTTGTTTTTTAGCTACTTCTGTAGCTTGTAGTTCTAAATCAGTTAAAGAAGCATCTGCATTTGTTTCAATAGCTATTCTTTCATTAAAAAAGTTTTCTTTAGCTGCTACTGCTTGTGCTCTAGCCATTTTATTTAAAGATTTATTCTTTTCTTTATTACCAAAGAAAGAAGCTCCTGCTGATGCTGTTGCTAATGTAGCTGATATTGGGTCACACATTTATAATCTCCTCTCTTTTATTGTTCATGTAAAATTCGTAAAATTTAATATTAAAATGCATTGTATACTCTTTATTTTTGTTAATTGTAAATCCTAATTTTTTTAACCAATTAATTGTTTTATTATTTTCTATCCATACATAATTTTTCATAGGTTTATTAAAGGACTTAAAAGTATCTAATAATTCTTTTCCTAGTTTTATCCAATCTTTACCTGTACTTTTTGTACTTCCTACAAACCAAGGAACTAACATAGTAGGAGTAATAATAAAACCTCCTACAAAAACTAACTCTTCTTCTTTATTTAATCCTCCCCAAAGCATATCACTTTTAACTAGTGCTTCTGAATAACTAGACTCCCAAGACTTACCAGTAGCTCCAGTAAACTCTACAATATCAGAAGGTCTAAAGTGTAGTTTAGTAGCTTGAAACTTTTCTTCAGGGGTTCGTAATCTTTTTAAATAAAACATTATGCTGAACGATACCAAAGACTTCCAACTATGTAAGGTTGTAAGTTATTATGAGAATTTCCAAGTAATCCTTGGTCAGACCCAGTTCCCATAAAGCTAGATATTTGAAATCTACCTCCATCTCCATCAGCAGAATTACCATTAAAGTAATTATTTTTATCAGAATTTCTACCTGATGTTTTCTCACCCCATAGTAAAGTACTTGCAGTAGAAGTTGTTTCATGTCGGTGAGGAGGTAATTCATCTACATCTAAAGTTACTGTTTTAGAACCTCCAGTTTCTAATAAAGTATCAAATTCAGTTTCACTTGAATTATAACCTACTACTGCTTTTCCTTGTATTCTAGTCCAACTACCAAAACCTAATATAGTAGCAGGGTCTGCAGAATTTAACATATTACAATAAACAGAACCTAAAGGATATAAAAGGTCTCCCATAAATGTTTTAACAGAAGCACTATCAAAATCTTCTCCCTTAATAGTTCCATTAAATATTTTTTCTGAAGTTACTGCTCCTGTAGCTAGCCTTTCATTAGTAACATAATCATTAGCTTGAATAGCAGTAATATTAGCCGTATTAGTATTAATTAAACCACTTAAAGATAAAGAAGCCGTATCGTATCCTTCTTGATTTTGTTCTGAAACTTCTTGTAATTTAAACAAAGTTTGTCTAACTGACTGATTTAAATTTGTATCAGTTAACAAACTAGTATCACTAAAAGAAACAGAAGGGTCGCTTATATCAGTAACTCTTAGTACAGAAACTTTATCTGTTGAATCTGATATTGTAAAACTACCTTGTTTTAAAGTAACTATTTTAGACGTAGCATTATAAGTATAATGTGTATCTAAAGTTAAAGTTATTTGCTCAGGGCTAGTAGAATAATTTTTAATATGTAAAACTATTATTGTTGTAATTGCTGGTAAAGTTTCAATACTTAATTGAAGGTCTTTATCTCCGCTTGATATATCTATATTTGAAAATTCTTGAATTGATTTAGCCATTATCTTATTTTACTCCTATTTATAAATGAACCCTCATATCCAATGGCTACAAACCTAGAACGATACGGGCTGTTGTTTTTAATTGTTAATGTTAAGTTATCTGCATTTGAATTTAATCCAAACTTATGAGTACCTTTAGTTACATTAGGTGTATCACTTACTGTCAAACCTACTTCACTTGAATACTCTTTAATATATGTATCTCTACCTGTCATTTCTATTTCTAAAAAGAAGTTTACAGCTTCTTGAAAAGAAACGTCAAGTGCTTTTATATTTAATCTACCAGTTCCTATAGCTTCTTTTTTTCTTCTTAAAAAGTAAGGAGACATAGTATAAGAACTTTCAGTAGGGTAACCAAAGGAAAGTACTCTAGGGTAGTAAGTTATTTCAGGAGGTAATACCCAAGTATCTTTATAGTTAGTAATACTGTTAATTTTTACTTGTCCATCATAATTACCACTTCCTGAGTCAGTTATTTTTGCTCCTAATTTTATACCTGAAGAATCAACACTAGCAGCAGTATCTTCTTCTAAGTTATTATCAAAATTATATTTAGCTTGAGTTAAATTAATAGAGCCATTAGGATTAAAATTAGGATAAGAAGTACCTGTAGGAGAGAAATACGCACTTTGCTTTGTTGAATCTTCGTCTGCTATTACATCTCCAGTTCCGTCTTGAAATCTATATTCTAAAATATTTTTAATTTTAAAGTGAGTAAGAGTTCCTTCTGTTCTATATTCGTTATAAATAGTAGGGGATTGACCAAGAGATAGTTGGTCTTTAGAATCTAAAGTTACTGTTTCTCCTGAAAATAATCTAGCATAACTGTAAGAACTAGTAAAACCTGAATAAGTAGTAATAGTATCTTTAGCAGTAGTTGTAGAAGCGTCAGCATAAGTTGATACTTGAGCATTATCTAAATAAACTTTAACTGTTCCATTAGTATATTTAATATCTAATCTTTTTTCAGTATCAGACCAAAGATTATTAAAATATAAACTTTCTGAACCATCTATATATTGTTTAGTAGCTGCTAAATTATAAGTATGGTTAACAGCTACATCACTAGTTGCGATTTCTTCTTCTCCATCTCCCCAAGAAATAGGTATTCCTGTATTAGTAGCAGTATGAGTAAGAGTAAGACCTGTAATTTTTTCACCTATTTGACCTTCGTGTAGCCAAGGGTAATTAATATCTTGTGATAATGTTTCAAAAGTTTTATGAGCAGTAGATAGTTTAGGAATAAATTTAAGTTTAGTCCAACTAGTAGTTCCTTCTCTAATAATACTAAATACTTCATCTCTAAAAATTCCATTAATATCATGGTCAGTTGTATATATAACTGCATCACTTATTTGGGAAGTAGTCTTAAAAGTTCCTCGTATAGTCATATCAAAGTTATTAGTTAAAGAATGGGTAGGTAAATTTAGCTTAGGAGTTAAAGAACTAAGACTAAGAAGTGCTAAATTAAAATCAAGTATTCCTGCAGAATCTGTAATAGTTTGAAAAGTTCCAGGAAGTTGAAGGTTTCCACTAGTAGGAGCTTCAGTATACTGCCAGTTTAACATAAAACCATCTAGCATTACACTACTACCTTTTTCAAATCCTAAAGAACTGTCTGTACTTAACAGAGGTTGTAAGCTATTAACATAATCTATTTGATTAGAAATTTCTCTAGTACTACTTAAAGGGGAATCATTATAAAGAGTTACTAGGTTTCCATTATCTGTTAATTTTAAAATTCCATAATACCATTCTAATTTAAAAGTATGCCATCTACTATCAAATAAACCATCAGCATAAAACTTATAGTTAACACTATTACTTCTAATTTGTATTAAACAACTTTGACTTAAACCTACTCTAGCAAAAACAACATGGTCTGTACTTGTGACATCATTTCTAGGTTTAGTAGAAAATATTGCTACATCAGATTTAGAATTAGAATCTAAAAATACAGTAGTTTCGTAATAAAATTCGTCAACATCATTAACTGAAGAAGTTCCTGATAGTTGTACATAATTTCCACTTAAACCTGCTAAACCATTACCTATAAATTTAAAGAAAGTACTTCTTTCTACTGATGTACCTCCTATATTTAAGTTCATTAACCAAGTATTATTATTTGTAGTATGGTCAGTATTATCTACAGTACCTGTTTCAGTTCTTTGTTGAGCAGGTAATATTCCTCCTACTGCTCTAGTATAAGTATTATTTTGTCCACTAATATTTAAATTAGCACGACTAACAGGGTCACTAAAAGCTACAGTAGAAGTAACAAAATCAGGAAACGTAGGGTCAATTCCTAAACCTTTTATTTCATAACGTCCTGTAGTAGTAGTTACTTTATTATAATCAATAAGTTTATTAGTTCCTGTTAAAAGTTTATAAGCTTTATCATCTATTGAGTTAGCATCTGTAAACTCATTGTATTCTCCATTGTACTCATCTATCCAAGAACCAGTTAAATTAATAGAAGTAGGGACATAACTAAGTAAATTAGGTACTGCTACTTTAGATGAAAAGTTAACAGATACACCCGATTCAGGAGCTGTTATTTCAGTTACTTGTGTTTCAAATACATCTTTTAATACGTTGTTAACTTCTGAAAAACAATGTAAAGTGTTATCACTTTCTACTTTAAAAGGCATATTAAAAGTAGAAACATTGTTTGTTATTGTTTCACTAATAGTATAATTAGTACTATCTTTTTTAATTAACTGGTCTACTTGTAAAGTATTAGAATGGTTAAACAAATCTAGTTTAGAAATATTTCTATTTTCTCCTGATTTGTCTATAAAATATAAATCATTATCAAAAACTACTGCACCAAATATATCAAAATTAAAAGTAAATTTAGACCAAGCTGATTGTATTAATTTACCTCCTTGAGTATAAGAAAAGTAAACATATAAAGTTTTAGCATCATTTAAAGGAGCTAAAATTATCATACCTTTATTAGGTATACCTGTAATAAATTTTAAATCTTTTGGTATATAAGAATCTACATGGTCAGTTATAGATATAGCATCTTTTACTAATTGATTTTCTTTTACTACATACTTTCTAATAACTGCATTAGCTCCTAAGCTATCTGCAAAATAAGTATTTTCTCCTATTCTTACTGGGTGTACATCTTCATTAACTTTATAGTCAGTTATTTTTTCTAGTCTTACAGTAGCAGGACTTAAAGTTTGGTCTCCTGAATATACATTAAATTGTGCATTTTCAGTAAATACAATAATACCACCTTGGTATTGCTCCATAAATCTTGGAAGTACTGAAAAGTTAGTACCTATAAATATATCAATAGGGTCATCTGCTGCACTAAAAACTGCTGATTGATTAAATAAATTAAAATAATCATTAGACCTAGACATTACTAAACTGTCTTCTCCTAGATAAACTAATCTATTTCTGAAGAAAGTAATATCTACAAGTCTTTTATTTATAAAAGAAGGTAACGGATTAGAGTCAGCATCTCCTACTAATCTGTTACTATAAGATTTAGCTGACCTTTGATTTGCTAAACCAGTATCACCTGCTGCTACAAACTGAAACTGTCCTATAGCATCTCCATCAGAATTAGTAGTTTTTCCTGTTTTAATTAAAAAGTGAGGCATTGTTGTTTCATTTATTTTATATTCAATGCCTGGTTCTACAGTTTCTTCCCATATTTGTTTAGTAGCATTCCAACTAACATAATAGTTAGCTAAAGTATTTTGTTCATCTACTCCTGTAACATTTAAAATATAACCATCATAACCTGATAATTTAGGAAGTTGTGATGCCATAGCAACATTTTGATTTATTATATTTATTTTTGTATCTAAAAGTTTATCTTCGTTATAAAATTGGTAGGTACTAATAGAATCAGTATTAGATTTAATCTTTACTATATTTTCTGTTACTGTAACAGTTACATCTAAAGAAGATACTGCATCTATTTTAGCTTTTATTTCTGTAGCTATGTCATTAAAAGTAGAAGATGATGTAATAGTAGCTGTAGTAATTGATTCTCTAGCAGCACTTCCTCTTTTAATATAAAGTGTAAAGTCAGCTGAAGGATTACCTTCTACTACTATAATAGCAGTATTATCATTAAAAGTATTAGCAGCTTCATCAGTAGTTAGTGCAGTCATTGCAGTAACTTTTTCAGTATTTAATACTATCATGTAGTCTTCTATTAAAGCAGTTCTAATAGATTTATTAGGAGTTGTAGTAACAATATAGTTATTAGCTACATTAGAAGGATTTGTAAATTCTTGTTTAAGTCCGTTCTTATCAAATATTTCTATAGCTCCATCTTGATTAGTAGTAGCGTCATAAGTTTGTCCTGTAAAACATACAATATAATCATCTGTAAACTGAACTGCTTCTGTACCTCCTGCACTACTACTATCACTTGATTTAGTATTTTTATCTATTTTAGTAATTAAAGAATTAGATGTAATATTACTATCAAAAGCTATAGGTTTAATTAATTCAGTACCATTTCTACTTTCAAGACCTCTACTAATATCAGGAATAAAATTAATCTGCTCATTAGCTTGATTTTCTAACCTTAATAAATCAGGAGTAGTTGAAACTCCATTGTATAGTCCTGTTATTTGTTCTGTAAAGAAAGATTTAGATGCCATAATTAGGATAATCCCTTGTTTTATGTAATATACTGAAACTAGAATTAGAGTCTGTAAGTATATTAGCTTGTTCAGAGTCAACTTGTTCTCTTATAAATTCTGTTCTTGCTTCTAATTCATCTTGTTGAGTAAGTAAATAAATATCTTTATCTCCTACTACTTGGGCAGCAAATTTTCTAGCAGCAGTAATAGTAATATAATTTCTTACTACTTGTGGTAAATCTGTCCATTCTAAAAAGGTAACTAAAGTTACTTTAACATCATCAGTTAAAGCATAAGTATTCTTTTTTCTGTCATAAAGTTTTTGTCCTCTTTGTACTAAATCTCTAGTACCTTCATTTGTACCTCTTGGTACTATAACTTTAAGAGCAGTTGTAGGTAAATTAATATTATTACTAGGGTCTCTAGTTATTGTATATTCATAATCAGTATTACAAGTTAATCCTATAGATTGTACTTTTCTAGATTCGTTATGTAACATTTGATTAGCCATTAAAGCATCACCAAAAGCAGTATCTAAACTGTTTACAGGACTTTCGTTTATGTTTTGCAACATTACGTTTACAGCTTCTAACTCTGTCTGTGGTAATAAATTCATATAAGTCCTTTTAAATTAAAAATAAAACCCCTCACGAGGAGGGGTATAATAAGTGTGATTAAGCGTTAGTAGTAACTGCTAGCTCAACTGCACATTCTGGTCGTAGAGTACCAATACCGATAGACTGACGAGCAACCATTAAAGTTCCTTGTCTTTCTACTTGGTAATCAGTTTGCACTCCTAATCCCATTAGTCTAACTGCTCCGATAGCATCAGCAGAGAATATAACTCCGATTGTACCTGAGAAATCTCCGTAATGGTAAGTATCAATACCAGCAGAAGATATGTTAGTTCCTGGAAGGTTAGGGCTCTTAAGAATAGTAACTCCACCAATCTTAAGAACTGTTCCATCAGCATAAGAACCAGCACCATTATAGTCTCGGTTAATTACTGAGAATCCAGTAGATTGAGTACCAGACAATAAGTCATAGTAATCTTTTGGACGTAAGATACAGAATTTTTCATCTGTTTCTGGAACATAGGCATTGTCAAACTTAGCTTGTGCTTCAAAGATAGCAGTAGCTAAAGCATCAGCTTTTTCAGCAACTGAAGTAGCAGTACCTTCTGTGTAATCAGCAGCTCCTGAAGTAGCGTCGCCAGGATTATCTAATTGGAATTTTGCATTCACAATTTGATTATCTTTAGCTGCAGCTGGTTTCTGAGTAGAATCAACTACTGAACCATCAGTCTTTTGTAACTCGTTTTGTTCACGAGCAGCTGAGATTAAACGTCTTAACAACTGTTGGTCATAGTTATAACCTAAAGTTGCACCTAATTCTTTAGCATACGCAGAACGTACTTCGTAATGCGATACCATGTCTTCCCAATCATCTACAAAAGTAGAAGCATACATCAATCCATCAATAGAGATTATTTTCTCAGAATTAATAATTGAATCTGGTGTAATTTCAGTTCCTGGTGTATGATACCCAGCTGCTGAAGCTCTACCAATTAATGGGAATTGAGCAGACTTTTGTCCACTAATAGTTCTCTCACGAACTTTACCTTGCATTACTGTTGAGCGTTCAAAGCTTGCAAGTACTTCGCCAGAGAATAACTTCAAGAACATCTCTTGAGAATCAGTTCCAGTTGAACTTTTTTCTCCAGGACGTCCGAAGGTTGTGTAATTATCAGCCATGATAATTTCTCCTTATAATTAATATTTAATGTTTAATTTAAATGTCAATTATATAATCTACCTACAAGTTGTCTTATACTTTCTTACCTCGACAAGTTAGTATAAGGCTTTAAATATTTTATATTCTTGAGCGTGATAGTTTTTTCTGAACTCTTTCACGTTCAGCAGGGTCTTTATGGTATAATGTACTATTTAAGTCCTCAGTTAACTGAGCCCAACTTTCATATACATCTCCACTTCCTCCTGACCCTAGGGAAGTGCCATCAAGTAGTTTAGGTTCATTATTAGAACTTGAATACATGTTCTTTAAAGCTTCTACAGCCATACGAGCTTTATTCTCGTCCATTGAACCTACTGCTTGGTCATATTCTTTGATGAATTCATTACTAACTCCACCTTGACTAGCCCAGTCTATTAGATTTTTATAATCTTCATCTGAACCTACCATACTTTTAACTTGACTCTGCCATTGATTACCAAGTGCAGCTTGTCCTTGTATGTAAGCATCTACTATTTCTTTAGAGAACCCGATTTCCTTAAGCTCTTGATAACTACCTTCGGATAATTTTCCGTCTTTAGCAAACTCTTCGGAGTACTGAGAAAGGTCAATCGTCCCATCTTCTGTAGTAGATTCGTTGCTACTGTTATCGGTTGTCTCTGTTTGTTTTTCTTCATTACCACTACCTAATTTAGTTTCTAATTCTTGATAAGCTTTCACAAGTTGTTCTTGTGATTCAAATTTACCTAGTATTTTTTCTCCTTGATGTTCAACGAGATTTTCATTCATAGGTATATTTACACCATTAGGTATTTCAGTAACACCTTGTGGTTCGCTTTTACCTGTTACTACTTCTTCAGGTAATTCTACAGTATTATTTTCTTCACTCATATTTATCCTTCTTCTTTTAATGCTTGTTTAGCTACTTCAGGAGCAGCTTTACCTGCTGCTGCTAATCCTGCTTGTTGTTGCATCATAGCCATTTGTTGTTGCATAGCAGCTTGTTGCTCTTGTTGTAGCTGTTCTTCTGATTTAATTAAACCTTCCATTTCAACTCCCTGAGATACTCCTATACGAGCAATTAAATCAGGTACATTGATATAGTTATTAGCTTGTAAAGATATTACATCACTTACAAATTGTTTAAGTTTTCCGTAGTCATGTCCTCTACCTAATGCTTCTAATCCTGCTATAATAGTAGGCTCTACTGAACCAGTAGGTAATTTAGGTAATCTATTTTGTGATTGATACCTAGCCATAAGTGCTTTAATAAGAGGTAGTTGTAATGACTGAGATAATACAGAGTATTCTCCTCCTAAATTATCTTCTAAATCTGCAGCTACATATCTAATTTCAGCAGCAGTAACTCTTTCTGCATTTCTTCTTACTGCTACGTTTAATAAAAATGCTGCTGATAAAGCTTCTTCTAATCCTACTTTAGTTTGATAAGCTACTTGAAAGTCTCCACCTTTAGCTACTTGTAATACGTTTACATCTTGTACATTACCTACTACAAAATCTCCTGATTCTTTTCTAGCTAAATCTCTTACTTTAGTAGTACCATTAGGATTAACCATAAATAATATTTTAGAAGATACTGCAGCCATTTGTGTTATTGCTTTAGATATAGCTTCTAATGAGTTTAAATCTCCTAAATATTCTTCTACTAATCCTCTACCATAATGTTCTCCTGCAATAGAAGACCATCTAATAGGAATCCAAGGCATTTCACTAGCTTTGTAAGTACCTTCAGAGCCTTCAATCATAGTACCATTTTTAAGTTCTTGCCACCCTTCGTATGTTTCTTTATCTTTTCTAACAATATAAGTAAATATATCTACTTCTGTTTTCTTTTGGTCTTTAACTGATAAAGAATCTTTTACGTCAGTAGGTAATGCTGAAGGAGCAATACTTTCACACACTATCCATCTAATAGGATTACCTGAAAAATCTCTTTCTATTACAAATTTATCTAAAGCATATACTTTTATATCTCCTTCTTTAGGAACATATAATAAAGCATTTCCAGTAGCTATACACAATTTTAAAGCATCAAATATAGGTACACGAAGTGCATCTTTTTCTGCTTCTCTTACTAATATTCTTTCATATCTAGTTAATGCTTCTTCTAATGAAGATAAAAATGATTTTCCTTTTGATAATCCTAATTGTTTTGCTTGTTGTTGTAATTCCATAGCTTCTTTATCAGATACTTGTAGTTTAAAGAAAGGAGTATTAGCAGGAAATAAAGCTAAAAGTAATTTAGATGCTAGTGTATTTACACCTCTTGCTCCTAAAGACTGATAAGGAGTAGTTAATACATCTAATTCTGATTTTTCTGAAGGGGTTAATAAAGCAGGTAAGGTAAGTTGAGCACATCTTCTAGCTCTTTCTAGTATATCATATCGTTTACTAGCCATTGAAGCAAAGTGTTTAGAAGCTTTAGATTTATAAACTGGTTCTGTTATTGGGTCTATGCTTCTATTAGTTTTATTATACATTATATTGACTTCCTGACATATCGTCTATTTGTATCATAGATTGAGGGGTAGGACTAGATGTTATACCTAATGAATTTACTCCAGAAGTATTAAGTTTTAATTGTCTTCTACCTTTTGCTCTATCAGCAATAGTTGTAGCAGATACTTGCTCTCCTATTCTTAAACTTCCCATACCTAAAAAGTCCATATTAGGATTTATAGCTTCAATTCCTATTTCATTTGTAATCTTAGCTTTTTTTTGTTTAGGGAAACACATTGTTATTTTTCTCCTTGGATTCTAAATATTCTATTATTTGTTGTTTACCTACTTCTATCCAAATTTCTCTATCTGACATTTTTAAAGTCGGCAGTTTGGGAGGAAAGGCTACTTTCAAATACTCTATAGTTTCTACCAAGTTATTTGGTACAAACTCTGATAATTGTTCTGGTGAAAATTCTTTTATTTTATCTATTTTTTTGTTTATCATAATAAAAACCCCTTAATAATGCAAAATTATACACTATTAAGGGGTGGAAGGAAACTATTAAAGGAAGATAGTTTAGGGAATTTTCCCTATTAGAGAGCAAGTTAATAAAAAACCCACTCGAAAGTGGGTTAGTTCTCATCAAAACGGGTAAATTTAGTTAATATAAAAGGTTTCCTTTCTTTTAATTATTTAATAACACAAACTAGGTTGCCATAAAACTACTTCTTTTGTATCAAAATTGTAATCTTCTTTACCTAGTAACCTAACTGCATTAACCATTGAGGTCATGTAGTTTTCTATCTTCTGATTTGAAGCTTCTTCATCTATATATTTTAAATACTTTTCCTTATAGACTTCAAAGATAACTTCAAAAGCTTCTTCATCTGTATACTGCTTTTCAATAATATTGTTGGCAATTTTAGTAGCGTTGACTTTACCAACTTTAGGACACCCTTTAATACCATCAGTTGAGTCTCCCATAAGAGCTTGAATATAGAAGAAATGTCTTGCTTGAATTTCGTCGATTTCATATTTATCCTTTTTATTCCAATTAAAATGATGACCTACTACTTGGTCTAGGTCTTTATCAATAGTACAAACAACACTATCTTTGTCAGCATATATACTCATTAAGTCATCAGCTTCTAATTTAGGTTCAAGATGTGCGTCCCAAGATTTAATCATATATTTTTTTAATACATCTACTAGTGTAGGTACTGTAGATTCGTTTCTATTGTTCTTATACTCAGGTAAAACATTATATCTAAAGTTAGCTTTACCTGATAGACATACAATGTATTCATCACAACCAGTAGTATCTAATATCCATTGTATAAAATGGTCTACATCTACCATAGCTTCTTCTGCTTTAGCTATAGTAATAATACTAGGTTCTCCTTCATCTCCGAAATCAATATCATATTCATTAATAAAGGCAAATCTATATGCTATAATGTCTCCGTCTATTAATGCTTTCATTTCTTTATATCTCTTTTTATCTCACGTTCTAAGCTTTTAGTTAGTGCTTTAATCATAACAATTATATCTCTACGTTTAGAAGTTTTATGAGAAAAACTATTTGCAATTTCATCTAACAAACTAACGATTGCTTTAATCCATATTAATCTTTTTCTTATCTTTAAACGAGTTAAACTCATTTCTGTCTTTTTAACTGTTGCCATTATCATCTAATCCTTCCTCATCTTCAGGGTTAACTAACGTCATTTTAGTAAAATTAACTCCACAGTAAGGACAATAACAAGGGTCATTTATACCTCCTGGCATCTCTACTGTAAAGAAAAAGTTTTTACAAGAAGTACATTCATAGTACGACATATCTTGTAATCTTGGTATATAAACCATAACAATCCTTAATGGGTCTCTGCCCAATTATTTCCAATCTTATACTCTCCATCTAAAGGACATATAAAATTGTAATCTTTACCTGCTTGTCTAATAGCTTCTACTGCAGCTTTACCTACAGAATCTGCATTATCTTCAGGGACATCTATTTGCCACTCATCATGTATATTACCTACAAACTCTCCTCCTAATTCATATACTTTAGGATATAAGTTTCGTAATGCTTGCTTCATAACTATAGCTCCTGCTGACTGCAACAAAGTATTTAAAGCACTATGTGCAGACCTTACTGGAATCCTTCTTCTGTCTAAACCAAACAAGAATCCCTTTGTACTAGCTTGAGCTACTTGACTTAATAGTTCTCCAAGGGCGGGTAACTCTTTTAAAAATCTTTCTTTTGCTTCTCTTGATTTACTTATAGAACAACCTAATATTAACGAGAGCTTTTCCAATCCCGCTCCGTATAAGAATGCGTATCCCCAAGTTTTTGCAACATTTCTATCGGTGATTCCAAGAGCTTCCATATTAGTAGCATGTACATCACCATCAACAACAATACTAGCGTAGTTTCCTTCATCATATTTCCCCATGTAATGAGCTAAACATCTTAACTCTAGTCCACTTGCATCACAACCTACGAGTTTATGTCCATGAGAAGCAGTAAATAACTGTCTACATTCTGTACCATAAGGACTATAACAAGCAGGTACTTGACTCATGTTAGGACGAGAGTGAGTCATACGACCAGTAACTGCTCCAATAGTATCTACTGAACCATGAACACGATTACTACGATACAATTTAAGCCATGCGTTTTTACCCTCGCCTACCATACCTAATATTTTTTGTATAATAAAATACTCTGATAACTTTTTAGCACCTTCGTATTCTAAACTATTTAGTATACCTTCATTTATCTTTGGTATACCAGTATCAGTATATTCCTTTGGCTTCCAACCATATACTTCTTGCAAGCCTCTAGCTATGTGTTGTCTACTACCACAATTAAAAGGAGTAACAATCTTTTTAGTGAATGGTACTCCTTTAACATAACCTCTAGTTTTATTATTAACTTTAGGAATAAATATTTCTTCGTCTTCAAAGTCTGGAAAGTATTGTTTAACTTCTGTTTCAATATTTATCTTCTTAACTAGTAAATCTTTATACAACTTCTCAGCTTTACGCCAATCAAAGTACCAACCTCTTCTAGTTTGTCTTGATATAATATACCTAATCTTCTGTTCTAATTCAAAAGCCTCTTCGGGTATACCTCTTTCCACTAACTTCTTATATAATAGCTTTGTAACTACTACATCTTGTTCACAATACTCAAGCATGTCCATAGAGAACTTGCTCCAGTCAGTAGTAAACTCTTGTTTATGTTCTCCTAGTCTATGACCAAAAGCTTTAAGACTATATGACCCCATAAGACTTGCAGGTAGTTGTTTTGATTTTACTTTAAATACATCTGCTTCTTTTATATCGGAGTATATAAGCTTAGAAGCGACAAGAGTATCCAATAAATTACAATCGCTAAAATCCCAACCCAAGATTTTTTCCAATACAGGAATGTCGTAGTCGATAATATTATGACCAATAAACAAATCGATATTAGGAAAAATAATTTTGTAAAAGTTATCATAATGCTCCTTTGTATATAGTAGCCAACGATTACCATTAACTACATCTATAGCAACAATACAATGAACAGTATCTGCATCTAGTTGTAAGCCATTAGCTTCTATATCAAATGCTATCTTCATCAGTATCCTTGCCGTTTAATCCAAGTTTAGCAAAGTCATCTTGCCAACTAGGTAACAGTCTGCCAGTATCTTTATTGAATGTCAAGACATCTGCAATACCAACTTCTCCAGTAGTACGATTCTTTAACACTCTAACCTTTGCAATGTGTCCAGTTTCTGCA